CCTCGACCATACATACGCCTAACGTGCCGCACTGAGTACACTGCAAGGTCTTTACGTATGGCGGTAGGTTATCCGTAATAATGCGCTCTATCTGATCCGTAACCTTTTTACAAGGCCTGCACTCGTATTTATACATAGTCATTTACAGGCCTCGCATAACCAAATCATCGCTAGGCCGTCGGACTGCAGGTAATGGCCACCTTCTAACGGCTTCCATTTTTGGCACTGATCGCACCAATCGATACTAAGGCCTTTTAGCTCATCTATTACTGTGCCATCGATTAGATAGCGGGTCGTACGTCCGCCTGGACGTTGTATAAATAGTTCTCCCATTACAGCTTAACCGCCTCATCTATGTGTAATAGCGCTATCTCTTTATCGATTTCCGGGCCTTTGTTAAAGGTGCTAGCCGGTAAGCGCTTAGTGGTCCAAGTAACCTTGATTTTGCGTAGGTTAAACGCGTAAATCCCTTGAGGTGTCGAGTTAATATAAAACGGCGTAAAGCCTAAAGCGTTAGCCTGTTGTAATAATGACTCGTATTTATCCTTTTCCAGGATGAGCTCGTTATAATGCGTATGTCGGCATTTGAGCTCTATTGAGAGCCTGTAGCCGTGACTTGTAGCATCGAGATACTCGTATGTGTGATCTGATTTAACTAGATCCTCGAGGTAACGCTCCTTAATATAATTAAAGAGCTCCTGCTCGGTTAAAGCTGTGGCTTCCATTTACCGTCACTGCCTAATACGTGCCATTGAGGGTCACACTGAGTAGCTTTATTTCTTTCAGTGCATCGATACGCTCCCCAGGCTTTCCCGGTCTTAGCACTCGTGCCCTCGGCCCACACCATCGTGCCGTGAGGGCATCGAGGAGGCTCGGCCGGTAGTTCACCGCCTAAACCCTTTTGGATCTCAGCTATAGCCGTAGCCATCGTTGGGATACCCTCTTTAGCTGCAGCTGTGGCCCACGGATCAGGCTCAGTATTAGCGTATGAGGCTTCTACCTTTTGCATATCCTGAGCTGTAGGTCTACCGCCGTCGCTCGGGGTTAAAAGGCCAATAACTCTACCGTAGGCGGACGTGAAGCAGTCCTCTATAAACCATTTTTTCATATTTTGCGGCAGTGTCGCGACGTTACCAAAAGCATAATCCACGGCGCTTGGCACCGTGTCCTCATACTCACGATAAGCCTCAGCTCTGACCAGGATCGTACCTTTATTAAGGTCTATGTCCTCGATATAAGCGATTAAACGGCCGCTAGGAAATTCTGCTCTAAAACGCTTAATACGGCTGTTTACGTCCTCGTAGTTATCCATAAAACCCATTAGCGCACCACGCCTTTATCTTTAAGCGCTTGAGCTATTGCCCTGCCACGTAGGTAACCCTCACTATGGCCCTCGCGGTATCCAAGCTCGTAGGAGAATCTAATAAAGCCGTACATAATCGCTGTAACTGCCAGGATTATTAATATATCTAAACCGTTCATATATCGCCCTTTGTTAAGGCCGATTAGGCAACTATCCGAGTAGCCCTCTCGGCGTGTGTAGTCTCAGTATGAGGGCATCGGCTGACATATGGCAACTATTGAGATAGGCGTGTCTCTAATAAAATCTCGTAGATACGGTCGATTTTGGCATCCATACGCTCTTGCCTGGCCTCTATGTGATCAATACGGCCTCGTAGGTTATGGCCTCCGTTACCGTCCGGTTTGAGCTCCGATAGATAAAACTTTACAAAGTGTCGGATAAGCCCAGCCCCTAGCCCCAAAATAGTAAAGCTCCCCAAAGCTATACCAACTATGAGCTGAGCCTGTTCCATTACTTAGCCCCTACGCCTAACTGCTTCTCCGACGGTTGAAGCGCTTTAAGTAATGGCCCGATTAGCCCAGCGATAAACGCATTAGCTAATAGTTTAGGATCGGTTACACCGGATAGGTACAAAGCTCCTACACACGCTGCAGCTGAGCGTAAATAGGATTTACCCGCGGCTATAAACTGCTCTTTCATAGTACAGCTCCTTAGTGCCCTTAAGGATTTACTTAATTATAAACCTAAACTCTCGATTAAGGCTTTAGCCTTGGCCGGTGATACTTCTATTTCCCAGTGCATCTCGTCGGCTCGAGTCCTAAAATCGCCGCCCCATTTGAGGCCGTATTTTTTAGATAGCGCACGGATCATAGGTACTTTTTCAGCTGGAAAGGTGCCGCGTTTACCGAGTGGGTGTTTAGTCGCGTTGAGATCTATAGCGGTGCCGGATGAGTGGCAAGATAATTTATCTGTGGTGCCGCGTACCATTCTAAAAGCGTAAGCCCAATCGTCAAAAGCGCCCTCGTCAATAGGCTCAATAAGCTCGTGAAACTCAGCCGCAAAGGCGGCCAAGAGTGGGCCCACACTCTCAGCGCACCTAAGCTTACGATCCGTACCGTTTACCGGGTAGGACTTTATTTTTATTTCGTCCGGCTCCTTAGAGGCTGGATAGCCGTTATAGCTTTTAAGCATTAAGACAAAAGTAGCCGGGCTTCATCTTGTGTTATTCCCAGGCGTTCTAATAGTGCCGCTTTTTGAGTGGCTTTATTAGCTTCATTTGTGGCATCTAAAGATTGTAAGCGAGTAATCTCAGCATCAATTTCAGCTTGAGTAGGAGCTTTTCCCTCTAATTTGTGCCACTCGATTGTCGCATAATCTTCCTCTTGGAATACAAACTCTGAATTAGGCTTAAGTGATCTAATAGCTTTAACTAAATATGACATTATGCACCTATTTCCATAAGAATCATTTGTGAGGGAAATGCTCCATATTGACCCACAATATTACCGCTGTTTGCTGTGTTAAAAGTTGCTAACTGAACTTTATAAGTAGTAGAGGAAGTGGTAGCCGGTGAATCCAAGTAATTACCTGAAATCATTGCATTTATTGACATCGCAGTTTCTGTAGCTGATGTTTCAACTGAAATACCGATGGCATTTTGGAGCCCTGATGCAGCTTCAAGGATTGCCGTTGATCCACGCAAGAGCCTTTGTGCGCCGTAGGCGTTGTAATTATCGCGTGAGGATTGAACTGCCATCGAATAGAGGACTAAAACTTTTGACGTTGCACTCGACGGAGTGATTGAGGCGCTTAGCCCTGAATCAGTAAATGTAGTTGATGCTACGGTAGTCGATGTGCTGTAAGTAGCCTGTACTACTTGCAAAACTTTACCGCCGCCGCCTGCTGGGGTTGCCCATTTCATACCGGTAGCTTCAGCGGAATCAGCTGTGAGAATTTGACCATTTGTGCCAACTGCTAATCGGGCTACTGTATCTGCAGCTGTTCCCGCAATTAAATCACCTTTTGCATCTATTACTGTGGGAGAAATTACAGCTGTGCTATCTAGGTTTAATGTAACTGATCCGGATGTACCTCCTCCCGTTAATCCTGTACCCGCGACTACTGCCGTAATGTCTCCTCCTGGATCAGTAACCCAGGTAAAATCCATATCCGTATTAGAGTTTTTACTAAGTACCTGCCCTGTAGTGCCGCCTTTAAGATCGACTAAAGAAGCATCGATAGAATCACCAAGAGCCTCGATAGCTGTAGCCCCGTCTTTGACGAGATCGGTCGACGTGGGCACGGGCCAGTTAAAATTAGGCGTTACTGTTGCCATTAGGTTAAACCTCCAAAAGCATTTTGCCAGATAAGAGTAGCATTTACCCCAGTCCAAACTAGGTTAGATGGGCTAACTGTGTCCCACTGTGGCGCGACCAGTGAGAAATCTGTAGGGCTTAGGGTCAGGGTTAAATCTACATAACCCGGAGTAGCTTTGATAGCAAAGCCCTCGACAAAGCCATTAAAAGATCCGTTAAACATATTTATCGGTAAATCATTGATTACTACAGGCTCACCAAAAAAAGCGTTTATAAGCTTATTACGCTCAGCGCTAGGTAAATCTGAATTATCCAGCCTAAAAGTAATACTCTGCAGCTGCTCTCGAGGAATAGCTCGTAGGCCTAGTTGCCTGTTCATAAGCGTATTTACATCGGCTAGGTTATGTAGGTTAGTAGTTACGCTCTCCTGATAACGGCCATAGTTAGCTATTGAATCGGCATTGAGGGCCGTAGCTTGGCTAGCGTAGTTATTACCGTAGTTAAATACCAGGCTGTTACGGATTTTGCCTATTTGTAAAATAGTTTTAACTGTAGAGGGTACGGCGTAGTTAGCCGATAAGGTCGTATAGCCATAGGTTGATAGGTACTGAGTGCGGTGATCCGTGTCGGCATAACACACGCGCCCGGCCTTATCCTCGTAAATCTGCCCCTGGGCGCTCTGAGCTATTTGAGCACAAAGGTTATAACTATTGCCCGGCTCAGCTGCTCGAGAAATCATCTCGTACAGGCCAGGTTGATCTATCTCGCCTAGCCCTACGTTTTCAGCTGTAGCCCAGGTAGTTGCAGGATCATAATTAACCCACTGTAGGGCCGGAGCCACCTCATACCACGAGTTAATTAAAAGCTCGTTAAGTATGTCGTAAATCTGATTACCGTCGTAATCCTTGGCCAAGGCATCGGGAAAAAGAGCCTTAGTAAGCTTAGATAGCGACCCAACGGCCAATATATTACCGATTGTTATAAACCCTATTTCCTCAGGGGACCGGACCGAAATACCAAAATCTGATACCTGGCCTCCGAAAACCGGTACATAAACACCGGAGCTATTTTTAAGCTCAAGCGTTAGGGCATCGGTTACATCTATGTCAAAAGGCGTATTATCGACGTTAATAATCTCCATACGAGCGTAGCCGGCGTTACATTGCAGATCTATGTCATCCCGGCCGGTAGCCATATTTACCGCTAAAACGTTATCGTAAACTGTAGTGCCTACCGTAATTCTCCACTCGGGTAGCCAACTACTCATAGTATCTACCTGAGCCTCGATTTACGGAGGTGCCTCTATACGTGGACTGATTAAGTACATCCTCGACGGCTCTAGCTATCGCCTCGGGATCTCCTACACCGGCGTTAATAGTGACATTTGCGGCAGGTTGATACCTATACATAGGATCATAATTAAAGTTACTTGAAGGAGTCTGAATATTCGCATAGGAAGCCGCTAGGGCTTCGTACCTAGCTGAGGATAAAGCAAGTACGGCGGACTGGGTGGCGTTATTTCCCATCGCAGCCATATCCGTGTATACCTTCTCAAAAGTAGCCTGAACTGCCGGGATACTGGATACGGTGGGAGATATTGTGGATCCACCTATGCCGCCTTTTGGACCAATAGGCGGATTAAAAGTAGAAGCGCCTCCAGGGCCGCATAATCCTATTTTATTTAGATTGTCTTGATACTCTTTTAAGGCCGCTAAACGCTTGGCATCCGCATCCGCTTGAGCTTTAGAGACTCGATCTATCATAGATAGCTCTGAGGACTCTAGCAAAAGATTATTAGTTACAGCCGCGTTATAGGTTTTACTTAAAGAGGCTAAGCGGGCTATCTCGGTAAGCTGTATTTGCACACGTTCGCTGTAAGCCTCTTTCGCCATAAGCGTACCTGCGGCCGTTATCGCGGCGTTATATTTCTTAAACGCTTCCTCTCGAGCTAATTCCTTATCACCTTCTGCCATCTTGCTATCGTTAATAACTCGTAGCTCGGTTAATAGCTGTGTGTTAAGAGCTAATAATGTCGCGTTACTAATTTCAGTAACACCGGCTAAGCGCTGTAAATCGGCGCTTTTCTGAAAGGCGGATAACTCTCTGATTTTCTTGAGAGCTTCATCGCCGCGATCTTCCTCAATAAGCATAAGAGCTTCTAGGCGTAATTTCGTCTCTTTGTCATACGTGGCCTGTAGGGCTGCAGCTAGCGATATACGAGTACTATCAAAAACGGCGGCGGCCTTGGATAATGCTATTTTTGCTTTTTCGGCTGTTGCCTGTTTTTTCTGTAGGGCTAGTAACTCTTTAGCGCGCTTGGCTGCATCGGCCTCAGCTTTAGCACGAGCTTTAGCGTTAGCTTTTTCTTTTTGTTCGTTATAAATATCAGCATAACGGCCGCCAAATTGCTTATCCCGGCCTGTAGCTTTACGGCCCTCCTGGGCCAATTTATCGAATACGCCGCCCTCGCCTAGATAACTGCCGATGATTGGTATAAAAGCCAGGAAGTCTACGCCGCCGGTTTTTGCACTGAATCCTTTTAACTTATCTAGAAGCTTATCTACGTAACTAGCGGTGCCTACTAAAACGTCACGGCTGGACTCGCCGAAAGCTTCCATCGCGTTAGTAGCGCCCTCGATACCACCGTCACCGGCAAGAATCGCAAAAGCATCTACTAAACCTTCGCCTACTGTCTCTTGTAGATTTCCGTAAGATATACCTAAAGCGGCTACCTTACCTTCGTAAGTATCTAATCTCGCTGCATTTTGTCCGGCAAATTGTTTATTTATTAGATCCTGAATTTCGCTAAAGCTCTTGCCGGCTAACTCGGCCTTTGTCAGTCCTAAATTGTATTTAGCTAGGCCTTTAGTATTACCCAGGTATGCAAGGGATAAATCTTTAGCGACCTGGGCTACATCCTGGCCACTGCCGGCCGCAACGTCTAAAGAGGTAGCCAAGAGTTTTTGAGATTTTGCTACGGATCCTGTAGTAGTCAAAAGTGAACTGAAAGCCGGACGTAAAACGTCATCGGATACGTTAGCCGTTTTTTCTAGGTCGGCTATAAATTTTGTAATGCGACTATTCTCAAAGCTAAGGCCAAGGTTATTAACGGTAGTAGCTAGCCTCTTTGCCGCCTTTTCATCCTCGGCAAAAGCCTTTACAGAGGCTTTACCAAAAGCTACTACGGAGGCGGCTCCAAAAGTTACGCCTAAGGTCTTAGCTAAATTCTTGGCTGTTTTATCAAAGCTTGAAATCTGCTTTTGACCTTTAGCAAGGCCTTTACCGTCAAAAGTGGTTACAGCGCTTACAACTAAGCTAGGTATATTAAGCGCCATTATGCGGCCTTGGTGTAACGGCCCTGATTAAAGGCCTCTACTGTTTTCTCGATAGCCCGAATTACCGCGGCCTGCGCCTTACCCTGATCCTCAGCCCACGCTCTGAAAATCATACGGCCGCGCTCCTCGCGCTTATCGCCATAGAGAGGACCCATACGGCTAATAAAGTGAGCGCCTGCTCCTGGGTTATTAGACTTACTGTTAGAAGCCCCACCCGGGTTAGCTCGGCCGGCAGTCTCATAGATAGCACCTGCAGCCGATTTATTAGCTACGTAGTACAGCGCCCTCCAGCCATTTTTATTACGTGTGCCGGCAGGCTGCGAGTAATAGATACCTTTTTTAACCGTCTCATAATCATAGAGAGGAAATAGGCGTAGTCGGCCCTCAGTGTTAAAGGTTCTAAAAGCCGAGTTTTTAGCGGTGATAGTTTTACCTACCGTGTTTTCGTTCCAGCCGTAAAGGTTATCGGGCTGAGGTGATGGAGCGTACCCTCGAGCCTTGTCCCGGATAGGAATCATTACGGCTTTAATTTCTTTGTTCATCTCTTTAAGTAGTTCAGGATCTACCTTACGGATGGCTTTAAGAGTCTCTTTAACGCCTTTTATGTCTACCGGCATTTCTCTCAGCCTCCTTAGCTTGATCGTTTAATACTTGAACTAACATCTTGTACATCTCTGTATCAAGATCGAGGACCGACTCAGGCGAGATCCCTAACCTAATAGATAGCTGGGCTACCTGATAAGTAAGGGAGTCTCGCCCTAGTCTAAAGGTTCATCGTCTAGGACCTCAACCTTTTTTAGATCGTCGAGAAATTCAGCGCCAAAAGGTTTTACCACTACTCCGCTAGAGCGTAAACACTCGTGAGCTAGGTAAAAGAGATCGGTCTGCTTCTCATCCTCTCTAAAAGCTTTATGAAAGCCTTTTTTTGCGTAGAGCTCGAACAGGTACTCAATACGTGGGGTTATCTGATGCTCAGTAACCTCGCCGCTAGCCCTTGTTATTTTGAGTCTTGCCATTTTTCGCCCCTTTGTTAGTTGGTTATACGGTTGTGTCTACTACGATAGGTGAGTTACAAGTAAATGTAATGCTCTGAGTTGAAATATCGCCTACAGCGCCGTTAATGTCTGTGGTGTTATTAACGAGAATAGTGGTCTGATATTCAGGGTTAGTAGCTGAAATAGCCGCGCTTGTCTGCTTAAGCGTTAGTGGAACCGTAGTACCCCACGCTCCCTGCAAAGTTGCTAGAACTTCACCGGCTGCAGTGTCATTTAGGAAATCAAGAGTCACTGTAGAAGTCTCGAGGCCCTTAGTATAACGTCTCGAATTATCCCCCATAGCTGTAATTTCCAGCTCCTCGAATACGCGGTTAATTGTTGCGCTCGTTACGTGATCGGATAGGTCTACCGAGTTAAGGGTTACGACCACTCCATTTGATAAGAATACGGCCATCGACCTATTCCTCGCTTTCGGTTGTAGTTGGTGTTGGTGTTGGTTTTACTTTTGCTACTTTAACCGGTTCAGGCTCGTCCACGATCTGCCCGATCTTTCGCAAAAACTTTAGATCATCCTCTGTATATGGCATTTATTAACTCCAGCTCGTGAGAATTGAGATAGTAAAATCGGCGGTTAGTAGGTCCCCACTTTGTACGCTTAGTACTGTAGGAGCCGACAAACTGCCAATATTCATTACGATATTAGAAGTAGCTAGTTTATTAAATACTGCTACCGCTGTAGTCTCGATACCGTTGAGGTTGCCCTGATTATCCAGCATCGGCACCGTCATAATAATTTTTAGGTTCGCTAAAGGCGATATAGAGTTATAGCTGTTATTACTCGGAGTGAGGTACGGATCGGCTGGGGCCACGATTACGCTGTTCGCTGTAATAGTTGGAGGCGGAAAGCTATAGGTATTCCATACGTTCGGATTAGCTAAAGCTGTAGCTACCGTAGCTCGGAGTGTAGTAATCGGTGCTGGCATTTATCCGACCATACTATTCGGATTTTGATAACCCGCTATAAGGCCTCTGATTTTGCCAATCATCGAGTTACCCATCCTGTAAGGGCTAGGACTAAATCCGTCGATAGTTACGCCGCCTGTTTGGCTGACCTGCCGGGCCTGAAAAATATCTACTGCCAGGATCATCGCGGCTTCACGGATAGCCGGGGTAGTAGCGTAAGAGTTTGTTTTTGTATCTGTGCCTACAGCTGAGCCGTAAGGTAGTACGCGTTGAAAATTAACGTCCGCAGCTGTTTTAGCATATTGAATAAAGCTAAAGCCGTTAGGCCAGTTCCAGGTATAAGGGTTCCATACGAGGCTAGGGATCTGATTTACGGTGCCTGCGCTCCAGGGCATTGTGCCGATAATCGTGTAGGTTCCGTTAAAGGTTGAGCCGCATCCACTCAAGGTTACGCTCTGACCTGTACTAAAAATCATAGGGTTAGCGATCATCGCGGTAGCTACGTTATTTTGCAGCGTTACGCCTACTACCGGAGCTGAGTCAAACCATAAAAACTGATTTAGAAGATCCTGGGCTGTTTGGCAACAGGTTTCTACTATGTCGCTGGAGTAAAGATTTTCGATACCCAGGTTAGCGCGTAGCTCGGCCTCGGTGACGTATGTAGCTGGCATCTTTATACTCCAATCTTAAAAGAGGCCGGTAGGGCTCAAAGGGCTAAGAGCCCTACCGACTATTAGTTTTTTGCTTATGCCTTTGCGAACTTAATAATACCGTTAGGCATTTTCGCAATAGTCGCCATAAAGCCGTAGATCGCTACCTGTACTTGTAGGTTAGATACTACGTTTACTGACATATAAGCCTGTGGTCCACGGTAAACGGTAAACGCCTCAGGAGCCAAAATAATCGCTGAGTTATCATCGACTGTAGTAGCTGAGAAGTTTTTATCTACGTAGAGATCCAAACCGAGTACGTTACCGCGGATAGACTGTGGGCCTACCTGTCCGGCTGCGTTCATTGGTTGGATAGCGTTATAAATTGGTCGCTTTGTGCTATCGACTGCGCCCATTAGTAGCTGCCATTGTGCGGCGTTACCGATGTAATTCTGAGCAAAATAACCGGTGTTCTTATAAACAAGAGCAGCGGCTTCTGATGCGTAGGAAATAATTCCGTCGCTATCAGCAGTAGTAGCAGTTGAGTTAGTACCGGCAGTTACAAGAGCTGAAAGTACTGCGGTGTCGATAGCAGTAAGGTAAGCATTTTGTAGCTGATTTGTAAGCTCTGCATAGAAGTTTGGATCTGAGCGCTCGAGGAGTTCGACTGAAATCGTATTCATACCTGAATACTTGCTCACTGTACCTGTGAGGTATTCAGTAACCATACCGGTATTAGATACGGCTCCTGCTTCGGCCTCAACTGTGACGGTAGGCGCTACACCTGAACCACCACCGGCTGAGGTAACGAGTGACGGTACTGAGATCGTCATACCGCTAGTTGGGAGGGTGCCTTGTGAGCAGGCATCGATAGCTGGAGTTCCAAAACGAGTATTAGTTACAAATTCTGAGAGATACTGAGTCGGATTAAATGCAGGGTTGGTAGAAAAACTATCATCTGCAGCGGTTACATAGAGGCGTGATTCATCGCTACCTAGTGCAGCTTTGATTTTGTGCTCTGTATATGTAGCCATTGAGACAATAGGAGTACGGACTCGCTGAGAGTCTAGTACGGATGGACGGATGATTTTACGAGCAGCCTCGACTTTTTCAGCCTCGGCCGGTGCATCTACCGGAGTTTCCTCCGGTGTATTTTCTGGGGCTGTAG